TTGAACAACGAAGCGCTGAACCGTCAGCCGAACCTGTCAACCGGCGTACCGCCCACCACGAACACCGCCGTCAAGTCAGAGGATGACAAGATACGGCAGTGGATGGGCCTACCCATCAAATCGTAAAGGAGTAATGAGATATGGCGACTACTGTTACCGCGCCCGTCGCAAACCAGATCGCTCTGGCTGCGAAGTACGCACCGTTCCTGGATGAAATCTACAAGCAGGATTCCAAGTCCGCGATCCTGGACACCGCGAACCAGTTCGTGAACTTCACCGGCGCGAACACCGTGAACATCTTCAACCTGACTACCGTTGGCATGGCGAACTACGACCGCAACGCGGGCTTCGTTCCCGGCGACGCGAACGGCACCTGGCAGCCCTACGTGCTGGAAACTGACCGAGGCCGTTCCTACATGATCGACGTGCTGGACAATGACGAGACGCTGGGCATGGCCTTTGGCTCCCTGCTGTCCACCGTGGAACGTCAGCACGTCATCCCCGAAGTGGACGCTTTCCGTTTCGCGCAGTATGCGTCTGGTGCTGCCGCTGGCAACGTCACGACCGAAACCCTGTCTGCTGGTGCTGCGACTATCGCGTCCATTGACGCGGCGAGCGTGGCTCTGGACAACGCCGAGGTTCCCTATGAGGGCCGCATCCTGTTCGTGTCCCCGACCGTGTACGGCCTGATCAAGGCTGGCATCACCCGCATGGTGATGAACGGCGAGAACAACGTCAACTACGGCGTTGAAATCTACAACGACATGCGCATCATCCGCGTGCCGCAGCCGCGTTTCCAGACCTCCATCACGCTGAATACCGGCACCACCTCCAGTGCCGCCGGTGGCTATTCCCCCACCGCGACCACGGGCAAGGCGATCAACTACATGATCATCCATCCGACTGCCGTTCTCCAGGTGATGAAGCACTACGTGCCGCGCATCTTCTCGCCGGAAGTCAATCAGGAAGCGGATGCCTGGAAGCTGAACATGCGGTATGCGCACGGCGCGTGGGTGCTGTCCCACAAGACCAACGGCATCTACGTGTCCCACGCCTGATGATCCGCAGGAACCCTGACGGTTCCGTCACGGTGGGGATTATCCCGGAGCCGAAGGAAGAAGCGAAAGAACCCGCCCCCGTCAAACGGGGCGGGAAAACCGTGAAAAAGTGAGAAAGGAGTGCCGAGGATGACGATTGAGGAAAAGCTGGACATGGTTAAGTGCATCATGGGTTCCGACGCGCCCGATGACAACACTATCGTGTCCTACCTGACCTATGCGAAAAACGAAATCCTCCAGTGGCGGTTCAGCTACAACCCGGACGCGATGCCCGATGAAGTCGAACCGGCCTATGAAGTCACGCAGGTTCAGTCTGTTGTGAACGGCTTCACCCAGCGTGGTATGGAGGGTGAAACGGTTTCCGTAGAAAACGGCATCCATCGGCATTTCTCCTTCGCTGACATGGTACGGTACATCCGGGCCAATGTGATTCCCTACGCAAAGGTGTGATGACCTATGGCGAGGATGTGTTTTCGGAACAAACAGACGTTCTGGTACGCGCTGTATGACGCGACTGTTGAGCAGTACGACGAATACGGCAACCAGATCGGGACATCTGCTTCTTACGGCAAACCTGTTCAGACCAGCGGCAACATTTCACCGGCGCGTGGCAACGTTGTAGCGCGGCAGTTTGGCGACGATGAACAATACGACAAAGAGATTGTCCTTGGGGATAGGGACACTCCCATTGACGAATACACGGTGCTGTGGATAGACACGGTTCCCGAACTGGATGACGAGGGCGCACTGAAAGTCAACGCTGACGGCGAAATCGTTACTCCGTGGGACTACATCGTGCGCAGAGTCGCAAGGGGATTACCGAACTTCGGCAGCACCAGACTGGCAGTAAGCAAGGTGACTGTCGCGTGAGCAAGACGATTCACATTGACGTTTTCAACCCGGCAAGCATTGATGCCGCGATCCGCGAGATACGCGAGTATTCAAAGTGGGTAAAGAGCAAGGCGGCTGAACTCCAGGAGAGAGTCGCTACGCTGATAGCGAACAGCGCCCGGACCGTCTACAACAATTCGATTGCCGATGACTTGATAGACGAGTCAATGGTGACCGGCAACGTTGCCGTTTATATCGAGAACGACGGAAACGTAACGCTGGTCATTGCAGACGGAGAGGACGCAATCTTCATGGAGTTTGGCGCTGGCGTGTTCTACAACGGCCCTGTTGGCAGTTCACCGAATCCGTGGGGCGCTGAATTCGGATATACCATAGGCAGCTATGGCAAAGGAAACGGCGCGAAACAAGTTTGGGGATTCAAAGACGCGAACGGAGAGTTGCACCTGACGCACGGCGTACCCGCTTCCATGCCGCTTTACAAGGCCGTACAGAGTGTTTCAAGGGACATTGTACAGATAGCGCGGGAGGTGTTCGCAAGTGCTTGACGTTGAGCCCAAGGTCTTTCAGAAGTGCGCGGACGCTTTTCGCGCGGCATATCCCAACGGTTACATAGCTGGCGAATACGTTCCCCAGCCGCCCAAGTTCCCCGCTGTTTCGCTGGTTGAAATGGATAATTCCGTGGACAACCGGGCGATTGACAACGGTGACATTGAGAACGCCGTGAACGTGATGTACCAGGTGGACGTATATTCCAACCTCAACACCGGGAAGAAAGCCCAGACCAAGGCGATTATCGCACTGCTGGACGAAGTGCTGGCAGGATACCGCTTTGTTCGGACCTTCTGCAACCCCGTTCAAAACTTCAACGACGCGACGATCTACCGCATGACGGCACGATATACGCGCAGGATCACCGACCAAGACGAAATCTATAAGGAGGACTAAGAAATGGCTGCGATTGCGACTATTGGCTCCCATTTCATGAATGGTACCGGCACCGGCACTCTGACCTGGGCCGAACTGTTCAAATTCAAAACGGACCCGACGCTCCAGGACCCGCCGGAGCTTCTGGATACCACCACCCAGGCCGACCACGGACGCACGTCCATCTTTGGCCTTGCGGCGAACGAAACCAAGCAGTTCACCTGCAACTATGAGAGCGAAGTGTACGATGCTATCAAGGCTCTGGAGGGCCAGGAACAGAACCTGTCCATGTGGTTCGGCGACACCTTCGATTCCGCAACCAACACCTACACTCCGACTGGCGCTTACGGCAAGTTTACCGGCAAGGGCTATCTGCATGTCAACTACAACGGCGGCGATGTGAACGCGGTTCGCGACATGACCGTGACTCTGGCCGTGACCGTTCCCTTCGTCAAGGAGTCTGCCTGATTGCACCTGCAAGGGCGGGGGTGTACGCTCCCGCCCATTTTTAAAAATAACGGTTAAAAAGGAGAATAATCATGTCTGAAAAGAAGCAGGTTTCCCAGATCAATTTCGACTACAACGGCAAGCACTATTGCCTTGAATATAACCGCGAAGCCGTCAAGCGCATGGAGGCGGCGGGTTTCAGGCCCGGCGATTCTGGCAGCACCCCCCTGATTGAACTGGACATGCTGTGGGCCGGGGCGTTCTACAAGAACCATCGCCGCGAGAGCAGCAACGTCATCGAGAAGCTTCTGGACAAGATGAACGACAAGGAGAAGCTTCTGGACGCGCTTCGCAACATGGTGGCTGAAACCTACAACTCCCTGATGGACCCGACCGAGGATTCCGAGGGAAACGTGGACTGGACGGCGACTCTGTAGAAGAAGAACCGTCCGAACCGAAGCGCCTTGTAGATATATTCAGGGAAGTCTTTCCGTACTACCTGGCTATGGGGATGTCCTATAACGAGTTCTGGTACGGCGATCCCACCCTGGTACGTGATTATCGCAAGGCATGGGAGATCAGACAGCACAACGAAGAATGGGCGCGTTGGCGCAACGGCATGTACTTCTACGACGCACTCCTGAAAGTAGCACCTGTCCTCCGGGCCTTTGCCAAGGGTAAGGTCGAACCGGGCAAGTACCCCGACAGGCCATATCCTCTCACCGAGAAAGAGGCGAAGGAACAGGAGCGACAGCGCGAGGAAGAAAACTTCAAGGAGTATCTGCGGCGCATGGAGGCCGAGAGCGAACGCAACCTGAAACTACGAGAACAAGCAAAGAAGGAGGCGGTTGAAAATGGCAGAGAATGTCATCAATAATCTTGCCATTGAAGTTACTGCAAGCGCGGAAAACGCCACGAAGGTGTTTGACCGCCTCGCTTCTTCCGCTGGCCGTGTAAGGGGCGCTGCAAATAGCGCCTCTGGCGGCTTGCAGAATATGGCGACCGGGGCGAAAGACGCTGGCATGGCAACCGCCGAAGCAGGTGAATCTTCTGGCAGCGCGACTCCAAAGATCAGAGGCGTTGGCAACGCAGCGCATGACGCTGGCGAAAAGGCGAAGAAGGGCGCACATGGCCTTGCGAATTTCTGGCAGTCGTTGAAGCGTATTGCGTACTATCGCTTTATCCGTACCATAATCAAAGAGATTGGCGAGGCGGTCAGCACCGGCATTAAGAACTTGTACCATTGGAGCGATGCAATTAACGGACACTTTGCGAGTTCAATGGACAGGTTGGCAACCAGTTCCCAATATCTGAAAAACAGCTTTGGAGCGATGGTTTCGCCGCTCATTGAGTCGTTTATACCCGTTCTTGACGTTATCATTGATAAGGTAGTTGATGTTCTCAACTTCTTTAATATGCTTGTTTCGGCTGTCAGTGGGGCTGACACATATACGGTTGCGAAAAAGGCCGCTGCCGTATGGGATGATTCAGCTACCAAGACAAAACAGAGCGCAAAGAGTGCCGCCGATGACATCAAGCGAACCATTCTCGGCTTCGATGAGATCAACAAGCTCGTAAAGCCTAATTCTTCTTCGGGTGGAAGTGGAAGCACATCAGGTAAAACCCAGCCCAACTATAGTGATATGTTTGAGGAAAGGCCGCTGACCGGCATTTTCAAGAAGATTTCCGATGTTACGAGTGGGCTTCCTGACTGGCTGAAATGGTTGCTTGGAATAGGCACTGTTGCCGGGGCGGCTTGGGGAATTACCCAGATTCCCAAGCTTCTCAAACGTATCTTTGACGGCATGAAGAACCTGATAGGTCTACATATTCCGAACTGGCTTAACAACCTGTTCGGCGGTCGCGGCGGCGGTGGGGGCGTTGACGGAAACGGGAACTATGACATCGGTGTTGACCTTAAAAAAGGCAACTGGGATGTTTTGGACGATCTTAAAGACGAAAGCGCACTTGTTAAGGTCGGCTTACAGCACTGGGGTTGGGACAACATTGATGACTGGATTGGTAATGCCGTTACGGTTGGTGTTGGCCTAAAAAAATGGGCTTGGAAATCACTATCTGATTGGATTGGAGACTCCGTGCTTGTGAAAGTAACCCTTATGCACTGGGGTTGGGACAATATCCTTGACTGGATAGGCAACGTTGTTTCCGTTGGCGTAGGTCTGCGCAAGTGGGGTTGGAACAGTCTTAGCGGTTTCATTGGCGATTCAGTCATCGTAAAAGTATCTCTGATGCACTGGGGATGGGACAATATCGGTGATTGGATAGGCCGTGCCACTACGGTTTGGATTGGCCTGAACAAGATGGGATGGGAGTCCATTTCCGAGTTTATCGGCACAGAGGCATTGGTTGGCATCTCACTGTTCAAGGAAAAATGGGACAGCATTTCCGAATGGGTAGGGAACCACGTTGATGTGTCTGTTGCTCTTAAAAAGTTGGGTTGGACTACTATTAAAAAGTGGATCGGCTATCAAAACGTTGTTTGGATTTCGCTTGAAAAAAGCGGATGGACAACTATCTACGACTGGATAGGAACGCGAAATGTTGTAGAGATCAGTCTTGCCCGAAGTGGATGGAGAACCATAGACGAATATATCGGGACTTCGGTGACAGTCAAGATTTCTCTACAGAGATACGGCTGGGACACCATCGCAAAGTGGGTTGGTACGCTCGTATCTGTTGGCATAAGCCTGTTCAAAACGAATTTCTACGACATTCGCGATTTCGTGGGTAACTACGTTAACGTTGCAATCTATCTCCATCGCGGAGACTGGTATAGTCTCGCATGGTGGATGGGCGACTGGGTAGATGTATATATCTATCTGCAACGCGGTAACTTTTGGAGTCTGTCTGATTGGCTTGGAACCAGTGTGACGGTAGGCGTCTATCTTCGCTACGCTGGCGGCGGTTACATAACTTCAAGCGGTTCAGGTAGCTTTGGATCAGCGACAGGTGGCGGCGGTAGAACCAGCGGCGGCGGCATCACGCGCAGCAGACATGCGAATGGCGGCGTCATAACTTCAACGAGCGAGTCGTGGTGGAACAGCGTTCCCAAGTTCGCAGGAGGCACAAGCGGCTACCACGGGACGATGTTCCTCGCGGGAGAGGCTGGCCCTGAAATCGTTGGACATGTTGGTGGGAGGACGGAAGTCCTGAACAAGAGCCAACTGGCATCCACGATGTTTGACGCCGTACAGTCGGCAATGGCCCCCGTTGCTATGAATTTTGCTACGGCAGCGAATTACATTTATGGGGCTGTGGGAAATGGTTCTAACGAGTCTACGGACATGTTGATTGATTTGTTGCGCAGATGCACCGAAACGATTGAACGGCAGGACCAGCTTATCGCAGAGCAAAACGATTATTTGCGGCAGATCAACGAAAAGGAATTCACCGCCGAGGTAACGACATCGAGTATTGTCAGAGGGATGACAAGGACAAACAGACGCGCCGGGACTACGGTTGTCTCGGTGGGTGGCTAAACAGGAGGGACACAGTATGGCGAATGAGTACAACCCGATAAGGAGTGTTGGAGGCGTTGCCGTCGCGTGTCCCTCCAAGTTTGATTACAAACTTTCGGACGTGTCGGCAGCAGACGCGGGGCGCACTGAGGACGCGCTGATGCACAAAATGCGCATAGCGCAGAAGGTGCATATCGAACTGTCATGGCCGTATCTCACGACCGAGGCGGTTTCGACGATCCTGAACGCATTCAACCCGGAATACATCAACGTGGAATACCTCGACCCCAAGGCCGGGGGATATGTGACAAAGCGGTTCTACGTAGGCGACCGTTCAGCGCCCAGCTACAACACCTTTATGGGGCTGTGGACGAACGTTTCGTTCAACATCATCGAGCAGTAAAAGGGGGTGCGATGACAGCATGTACCCTGTAACGCAGGAGGTTGCGGCGCTTTTTGACGCAGAGCAGCCCCAGAAATTGAGAATCACCGGCATGGATGAAAACGGCAATGCCATAGAGATCACCGATGCCGATATCATGCTGGGCAGTTTCAGCATAGACAGATACTCCAACAACGGAACGCGTCTGGAACTCGGCACGGCGATTGCCGCCGAGATGTCGCTCAAACTGAATAACGCCGACGGCAAGTATGACGGCATCAGGTTTGAGGGCGTGGAACTGTTTGCCGAAATCGGAATCGCGGACTGGACGCAGACGGACCCGGAGATCACATGGATTCCGTGCGGATACTTCACCTGCGACGAACAGCCGCGCAAGCGCACGATTATCACGCTGTCCGCGCTGGACCGCATGATGTTCTTCGACAAGGTTGAGCCTGTCCTTACGCCGTGGACTACAGATACCGGCGCGTTCATGACAAATGAGAATGGAGAGCGCCTTTACTTTGTTGCAAGCATCGCGTTTCCTTCGACGATTGCGGAACTCGTTGAACAGCTTTG